TAATGTAAATCTAATATCATAACATTGTAAAGCTAAAATGTAAAGTGTAAAAGTGTAAATAATTTATTTATTATATTGACATTTTTACATTTATTTGATAACATTATATATGACAACGGAAGAAATAGCAAGAAGATTTTACAAATAAATCAAAATTCTTATTAGATAGTATTACAAAGATTTAGAAGAATATACATAAACCTTTGTAGTAGTATCCAATAGGGTACTAGAAAGAAGGTTTATTTTATGCTAAAGAGCAAAGAACAAGAAAAAGAAATTAAGAAAGGAGAATTTGATTTAAAAGAATCTTTTGTGTTATGGAAAGAAAAAGCTAAATCTGGAAATGATTATTTAAAAGGTAATATATTAGAAAATTCATGTAGATTAGTTGGATATTTCAACACTAATAAAAAGAATCCTAAAGAACCAGATATTAGAGTTTATTCTGTTAATGATGAAGGAAAACAAGATAAAGAAGTTTGTGATTTATGGGAAACAGTAAGTAAAAATGAAAAAAGGTATTTAACTGGAACAACAGATGATAAAGAGAAAATTATAGCTTTTTATACTGGTGAACAAAACAAGGAAAATACAAGACCATATATCAGAGCATATTATCAAAAGTAAAATATTGGAGGTATATTATGGTTAAACTGTCAAGAGGTGGAATATGCTATAACTTAGAAGTGACACCATTTTTTATAACAAAGAAATATGAAGATAGAAAAGTAACATTTAATTTTTCATCTGAATTTTATAAAAATAAATTTATCAATCAGATCGAGCAACATAGAACTAAAATAAATGAATCATTAAGTAAAAGATTTGGTATTAATATAATTAATCCAATTCTAGCTGATATTGTATTATATTCTAAAGTTGAAAGTAGAGGTTTTTATTTATTAATTGATAATGAGGAGTATAAATGTCTAAACAACATAAAATTAAATGGCGTGAATCAGATACAAAAGAGTTAAATAGAGTAGTAAAGAATTTCAACGCTAAATTAAATAGATTAGCTAAATCAAGTAATAATGTAATTTTACCAGAAAAGGTAAAAGTATCAGAATTAAAGAAATTAATAAATACAAGACAAGACTTACAAAGAGAAATTAATATGCTAAAAAGATTCTCTAAAAAAGGTAGTGAACAAGCTGTAATAGTTGAAGGTAATGAAAATAATCTAACTATTACTAAATGGCAAAAGACCGAAATGAATAGACGTGTAGGAATCATAAATAGAAAAAGAAAAGAACGATTTGATTTATTGAAAGATTTAGAGGTTTATTCCAGAGGTCAAAGTTTAGGATATAAAAAAGGTGATATAGGTATGGGACGAATATCTGAACATACCTTAAAACCTATGAATGCTTTTACTAAATCAATGAGTAGGGCTGATTTAAAGCAAAAGTGGAAGGCAATTATGAAAGAATCACCTTCTGACTTTTTTACTGAAACTGATTTTAGATTAAAAGAAAATTACATAAATACAATGTTAAGAAATTATAATGAAGAAGATGTAAAAGAAATTATTGATGTTATTCAAAACATGGATATAAAAGATTTTATTGTTAAATTTGAACAAGAACAAGATGTATTTGATTGGAACTATCCAGATGAAGAAAAATATCAACAATACTTATCAACATTAAAATCAATATGGAAACCTAATAAATAGGAGGATTAGACAATGGGTACTTTTGTAGCTGACTTTGAAACAACAACTAATTTAGAAGATTGTAGAGTTTGGGCGTATGCTTTGTGTGAAGTTGGAAACGAAAGTAACACAATAGTAGGGACAACAATAGATGATTTTATGAAATGGTGTAAAGATTCTAAAGAGAATCATAAAATATTTTTTCATAATTTGAAATTTGACGGACAATTTATAATGAGTTATTTATTTAGAAATGGTTATATACATACTACAGAACAAGAAGATAGAGCAACTAATACATTTAATACATTAATAACTAATGACGGTTTATACTATCAAATAGAGGTTATATTTGTTAAGAAGGGTAAAAGAGTAAATAAAGTAACATTTCAAGATTCATTAAAATTAATACCTTTATCTGTTGATGAAATAGCTAAAGCGTTTAAAATGGATATATGTAAATTAAAAATAGATTATTCATCACATAATAATCTTCCAGTAGGGTCACCGTTAAGTTTTGAGGAAGAAGAATATATAAAACATGATGTAAAGATTGTAGCTAGAGCAATAGATTATTTTTATTCTCAAGGATTAAATAAAATGACTATTGGTAGCTGTGCTTTAAATGAGTATAAAGAATTAATATTTAAAAAGAATTTTAATAAATATTTTCCTATACCTAAAGTAGATTATCATAATGATGTAAAGCAATCATATAGAGGTGGATTTACATATTTAAATCCTAAATTTAAAGAAAAAACTGTTGGTAAAGGTTTAGTATTAGATGTTAATAGTCTTTACCCTTCTGTTATGTATGATTCATTATTACCTTTTGGAATACCTATATTTTTTAAAGGTAAATATGAATTTGATAATATATATCCTTTATATACACAAATGATTAGATGTAGTTTTAAATTGAAAAAAGGTAAAATACCTACTATTCAAATAAAACATTGTTACGACTTTGTATCTAATGAATATTTAGAATCTTCAAACGATTTAGAGGTTGTATTATGTCTTAATAGTGTAGATTTAAAATTATTTTTAGAACATTATGACGTATATAATTTAGAATATATTTCTGGTTGGAAATTTAAAGGTACACAAGGTTTATTTACTGATTATATAGATAAATGGTCTAATAATAAAATAAATGCTAAAAAAGAAGGTAATCATGGATTATATTTAATATCTAAATTGTTTTTAAATAGTTTATATGGTAAATTTGGTACAGATATTAAAGTTAGAAGTAAAATACCTTATTTATCTGATGACGGTATTATACACTTTAAAGATAGTGATATTAAATATCGTGACGGTGTTTATATTGCTATGGCTAGTTTTATAACAAGTTATGCAAGACTAAAAACAATATCATCAGCTCAAAGAATAACAGATAATTATAATTCTGGTAAATGTAAAGCTGAATTTGTATATGCTGATACAGATAGTTTACATATTGTTTTAAATGGTGAAGATGAAAATGAATTTTTAAATAATTGTAAACTAGATATTCACCCTACTAAATTAGGAGCATGGGATAATGAATCTAAATTTATAACAGCTAAATTTTTACGTCAAAAGTGTTATATTGAAAAAGAAATAATTGAAGAAGATGATTATTTAAAAGGAATTAAAGGTGAATTTGATTATTTATATTCAAAGGATTCTAAAGGATTTTATAAATTAAAAATAACTGTGTCTGGAATGCCTAAAGGTTGTTATCCTTATGTTAATTTTAATAATTTTAAAATAGGAGCAAGTTATAAAGGAAAAATGAGTCCTAAAATGGCTCAAGGTGGTGTAGTATTATCTGATATTGATTTTACTATTAAACCATGATAAAATTAAGATTGAGAGATAACATTAATTAAGTATATTGGAATCTATTACGAACCAATGGTGAAGAACCACGTAATAGAAAATTGGGATTATTGGTAACCTACAGTATATATTAATGTTTATCTCTCTTTTTATTTAAAGAAGGTGATTAAATGGATTTTATAGATGAAAGTATATTCTGGAATATAAAAAGAACTCTAACACATAATATGTTAATTAATCTTATTTTAGGTAATAGAGGTGGAGGTAAATCTTTTGGTTGTAAAGAATTAGCTATAGATAACTTTATAAAGAAAGGTGAACAATTTGGATATATAAGAAGATATAAAGATGATTTAAAAGAACCTATGAAACAATTTTTTAAAGATATTGAATATAAATATCCTGAATATGAATTTAAAACTGATTCTAAATATTTTTATATAAGATTAAAACCAGACGATCCGAATGAAAAATGGACAGAAAAAGATATTGCCGGATATGGATTTACATTATCTACAGCTAATAATAAAAAATCTATTTCATATCCATTAATAACTTTATTAATATATGATGAATTCTTGATAGATAAAGGAAATCAAAGATACTTACCTAATGAACCAATAGCTTTATTAAATTTATATGAAACAGTAGCAAGACCGGGAACTAATCACCCAAGAGTAATATTATTTATGTTAGCTAATGCTTTATCAATAACTAATCCATATTTTTTATATTGGGATTTAAAAATGCCTACAAAGAAGGATAAAAATAATAAATGGATTTGGAAACACCCAACTAGACCAATATTAGTTGAAGATGTTAGAAATGAAGATTTTATTGATAAAAAGAAAAATACTGAATTTGGTAGATTAATAGAAGGTACAACTTATTCTGATTATTCAATAGAAAATAAATTCTTATTAGATAATGATACTTTTGTAGAAAAAAGAACTATTAACTCTAAATACTATTTTACATTTATATATCAAGAACATACTTTATCTGTATGGACAGATTATAAAGAAGGTAAAATGTATGTATCAAAAGATATAGACCCAGATTATCCTTTAGTTTATTCAACTACAATGAAAGACCATAAACCTAATACAATGTTATTAAAAAGTATAAATAGGAATCTACATTTTAAAAGGTTTATTGAAAATTATAAATTAGGTAATGTACGTTTTGAAAGTATAAACATAAAAAATATATGTTATGAAGTAATAAAAATAACAATGAACTAAAAATTTAAGTATAAGCACGAACTTTACACAATGTCAATAGCAATATTGACATTTTTTATTTTTTAGATATAATTAGTTTAAATAGTGTGAAAGGAGCGTTTTTTATGAATGAAATAATGCAATTAATTAGCACGTATGGAATCGGTGTTGTATGTGTAGCTTATTTAATTTATTTTCAATCTACTACTATGAAAGAAATGTTAAATACATTAACTAGTATTAACGAAAGATTGACTATTATTGAAAATGAAATGAAAGAAAAAGAGGTGTAACATCATGGAAAAGTTTATGTATGTTAGTCCTTATATGAGAATAACACAAGGTTATATGATGGGAACACATGCTAGTAGTTATGCAATAGATGACGGAGGTAGTGATTATGGTAAAGACTATATTATTGCTCCATATTCTGGAACAGTAAAAGAAATTTATCCTCAATATGAAAATGAGGTATTCTTTGAAAGTGATGAACCAGTATTATTTGCTGACGGAACTGTTGATTATGCTACTACAATGTTTTTACATCAAGATAGTCCTATGTGGTACGATATGGCTATTGGTAAACATTATAATCAAGGTGAAAAGATTTATCTTGAAGGTGGTAGATATTTAGGTAAAAATGGTGTATTTGCTAATCATTTACACGTTGAATTTGCTAGAGGTAAATATTGTGGTTGGTATAAAAATGCTAGTGGCTATTGGTCATTAAAAAATGCTAAAAAACCGGAGGAATGTTGTTTTATAGATGATTCTTACCATATTCTATATAATTATGGATATAATTTTAAAAATGTTAAAGATTATGTATATAATTTAGGAAACTATAAAACACTATATAATATGAATGTTAGACGTGGAGCGTCTATCAATAGTGATATTAAAAAAGTAAAGGAATTAACAGAGGACGGAAAAAGAAATGCTACATCACAAAATCCAAATGATAACGCTGTATATAAACAAGGAACAATATTTACAGCTAAAGAAATCATTGAGGATAATAATTATGTATGGGCTAAATCACCAAGTGGATATATATGTTTAAAGGATAAAGATAATATATATTGTGAAAAGGTAGAATAATGTCAACATGGGTAAGTAGAGATGACTATTTAAGTCAATCTGAAATGGAAAATAACGCTACTATTGTAATTAATTATTATAGAAGTATTGGATTAGAAGATAGAACTATAGCAGCTATAGTTGGGAACATGCAAGCTGAATCAACTTTATCACCTATTTTAAATGAACGTGGAGGTGGTGGAGGTTATGGTTTAGTACAATGGACACCAAAACAAGATTTAATAGACGCTTGTAATACTTTAGGTTTATCACCATATACAAGTGGTGATATACAGATACAAGTAATTATACAAGAAATAACTGGACCACAAAGTGTTAGACAATGGTATACATCACAAGGATTTATAAGTAACTATTATAATTCTGGAGCTACTTCTGACATGATTGGAATTAGTGGTGATGACTTTTTACATAATACTATGAATTGGACACCAGAAAAATTAGCTGTAATGTTTATGGCTGGCTATGAAAGGCCTAGTTATAATCCATTAATAAATCATTACATAAATAGACAACAATACGCTAGAGATTGGTTTAATTTCATGGGTGGTATAGAACCTACACCCACAAGAAGTAAAAAAGGTTATAATTTCGTACTATTTAATAAAAGAAGGAGAATGTTAAATGGAAAAGCAAGATTTTTTAGATAAATTAAAAGCTGTGGGAACAAGTGAAGATGAAACTGAAAGAAGAACTATTTTATCAGAGCTAACAGACGAAGTATCAAGAGTATATGATGAGAATACAAGTTTAAATGAATCTAATAGAAATTATATTGATGACAATGAAAAATTAAGAAGTGCTAATATGCAATTATTTTTAAGAATAGGAGAAAATAAAGCTCCAGAAGAAGTTAAAAAAGATTTAACTGGTGTTAAGGAAGAAGAAACACCAGAACCAAGAAAATTTGAAAGTTTATTTGATGATAAAGGAGGATTGAAATAAATGAATATAACTGAAATTTTAAATACTATACGTGATAACGCTAGTGACATGTATAGAGAAAGAATACCAGAGGCAACTCGAACTAATATTGAACAAGTACAAGAAGCTATGTGTGACCCAAATAACGCCGTAGTAACTAATGAATTTATGTCATCATTATTAAATATGATTATTAAGGTAGTAATTCATAATAAACTATTCTCAAACCCTTTAAAAATGCTTAAGAAAGGTAAAAAACCTTTAGGTGATACTATTGAAGAAATATACAACAACTTTATAAAAGCTGAAGTATATGACCAAACTGGCTCAGCTCTATTAAATAGAAAACTTCCAGACACTAAAACTGTATTCCATAGAATGAATAGACAAGATAAATATAAAGTAACTGTTAATGCTGAAGAATTATTTAAGGCTTTCTCAAGTTGGGAAAAATTACAATCTTACATAGGTAATATTATCAATACTTTATATAATTCAAGTGAATTAGATGAATTTGTTTTAACTAAACAATTATTAAAACAAGCATATGATAATAACGCTATTGTTACAGTTAATGTACCCGATCCAGTTGTTAGTGATACAAACGGTAAACAATTTATTAAAATTGTAAAAACTGTATCTGGTGACATGGTATTTCCTAACAGTAATAACAACGCTTATCTAACAGCTCAATCAAGTGATGATAAACCTATTATTACTTTCTCAAGAAAAGATGAACAAGTATTAATTATTGATAATCCAACTAATGTAAGTTTAGATATTAATGTATTAGCTAGTATCTTTAATATGAGCGTAGCTGAATTTAATGATACTAAAAAGATTGTTATAGATTGCTTTCCAGACCCAGACGTTAGAGCTGCTTTAGTAGATAAAGAATTCTTCCAAATATGGGACGATTTATTCCTATTTAAGAGATTTGAAAATCCAGAAGGATTATATGATAACTACTATTTACATGTATGGCAAACTCTAGCTTACTCACCTTTAGTAAATGCTGTAATCTTTAAAGTAGGTGAAGATACAGACCAAGACGGTGAAATTGAAACATTTAAAGTAACTAAAACATTACCAAAAGGTGTAACAAGCTCTAATAAGAGAAAAACTGTTGAAGAAGGTAGTGATTATGTAACAGTATTAAAAGGAATCAAAGATAATCATAGTGTAGTTGTTAAATCTGGAACTACAGATGTAACATCAACAGCTTATGATTCTGAAACTCATGTTATAACTATTGAAAATGTAGCTAAAGATATAACTATTATTGTTACTGAATTAGATGTATATACAATTACTAATACTTTAAAAAGTGGTGTAACAACTTCTAATACAGCTACATCAATAATTGAAGGTGAAGATTATACAGCAACACTAACTGGTGTTGGTGTAAGTGATACTGTAAGTGTTACTATGAAAGGTGTAATTATTACATCAACAGCTTATGATTCATCTGATGATTCAATTTCTATTGATGATGTAGACGGTGATATAGTTATTACTGTATCTTAATTAAATAAGGTGGTGGAATAATCCACCACCTATTTTTATATAGAAAGGAGAGAAAAAATGAAACAAGGTAGAATAGTACCATTACCACACTGGGTACTAACTAATTATCAAAGTGCTTTTTATGATTCTGAATCTGGAACAATATTACAAGCACTAGCAAGAATATATCCAAAGATAGAAGAATTAATAACAGATTATAATGATTATGTTAAACAATTAGATAGTTATATAACAGATTTTACAAATGGTTTAATTAGTGACTTTGATTCTTTTAAAAGCTGTATTATAAAAACAATGGACGATTATATTGAATCAATAGATACTAAAATGAGTGTACAAGATACATTAATAGCTGATAAATTTAGAGAACAAGATGAATTAATAGCTAATGCTATAAAGTATATGAAAGATAACATTATAGCAACTACAAATAATATAATAAATCAAGCTATAGAAAATGGTGATTTAAATGTTGGATTTGAATATAATCCAAGTGATGAATCACTTAATTTTATAGTAACAAGGGAAGGTGATTAAAATGAATCAAGAAGTTAAAATTATAAATGGTTATAAAGTAAAAGATGAAAAAGCAATTAGAACTTATGACACAGTGTCAGATATGAAAAATGATACTAAATTAAGTGAAGGACAACACGTAAAAACAAGAGGATATTATTCTGTTAATGACGGTGGAAGTGCTGAATATATAATTAAATCTAATGTAACTTTAGATGAATACAAAGAAGATTTAAATAATGGATTATATGCAAATTTAATTATTAATGATGAAGTAGTAACATATAGACATTTTGGAGCTAAATTAGACGGTACTAATGATGATACAAATGCAATAATTAAAGCTCATGAGTATGCAAATTTACATAATTTAAAAGTAGTACAAAATAGTGGTACTCTTTATATACCAAGTGCTGATATTAATAATTGTCCTATTATTAATACAGATTGTGATTTAACTGGATTAAAAATAAAATTTGATGAAAATAGTGATAGTAAAACAGTAATGATTATAGCAGACCCAGAAACATTAACTAATAGTAAAAATGATATTCAACACATAAATCTAACAAGTGAAGATATAGCTGAGTTATATAAATCAAATACTGATTCTATTAATTTCTTAGAAGATTATAAAAATCATTATGTAGTATTTGAAACAGATATGAAAATGGGAAAAAGAACAAGTGGTTATCACGAAGATATATATTATTCACAAGGATTCGAAGTAAATGATTTACAACAATTACAACCAAATAATATGTATAGTGATATATCTGAAAATGCTAATGAAGTAGAAATGAAGTATTTACCATTATCACAAAAGCATATAACTATAAAATTACCTCAAATTAATATTTATGGTGATACTACTAATAATCCTATGATATTAGTAATGAGAAATAATATTGATTTATTAGATTGTATAATTACTAAAACTAATTATACTAATACTACAGAGTGGGAACAACCTTTATTTAGATGTAGATATTGTTGTAATATAACAGTTAAAAACTGGGTTGGTGAAAATGTATCTAGTGAACCAAGTGAAACTGATATTACATCATATATTATAGCTTTTGATAAATGTTTTAATGTTTTATATGAAAATAATAATTTACTAAAAGCACATGGTTGTTTTGTATCATATCATACTAATTTTATTAATTTTATAAATAATGTATGTGATAGATTTGATAATCACTATGGATTATTTGGTAATATAAATATTACTAATAATAGTTTTATGTCTTATCCTTCACGTATAAATTTAGGTTATGGTAATGGACAAGTTAATATAGAAAATTGTAGTTTTTACAAATATGATGAAAATGGTAAAACAAGTGATATATGTATTGATAATAGAACAGATTTAGCTGTTATGTATGCTGGTAATATTAATGTAAATAATGTTTATATAAAAGGTATTAATTTAACTGGTGTTAACCGTTATGTAACTTTACTTCAATGGATTCCAACTAAAGATGAAAACACTACATTCCCTAGTTATGGTAATTACCATATACCAAATTTGAATATTAAAAATGTAAGATTTGATGTTGGTGAAACATATTATAGAACACTAAATATTCATAATAACAATGTAGAAGATGTTGATTATATTTTAGGAACATTTAATATTGATAGTGACCAAGCTAGACCATATACATCTGTTGTTGATTTTACACAAATTAATACAGATAGTGACTGTAAAATTGTATTAAATGGTGAAAGAATCCAACTTATTTGTGGTACAGCTACAATACCAGTATATCTAAAAGATAATAATACATTTAGAAGTCAAGATATTAATACTCATGTTTCTTGTTATATTACTGGTGATAATAATGTAATTAGAGGTACTTATGAAAATTTAACTAATAAAGGACATAACACATCTAATAATACTATAAATGTTACAAGTAATTTTAGAAATTCTGGTAGATTATATATTAGTGATTCTTTAACAACTTCAAATTTAGAAAGTACAGGTACATTAACTGGTGAAGATATAATTTTAACTAATGGTTATATAAATGGTATCTTAAAAATAAAGAAACTAACTGTAGGTACACTATTAGGAATAGTTGGTTCTTATGTTGAAATAAGTACATCAGTAACAAATAGTGGACAAATTTATTTAACTGGTAATTATATGTATTCATCAGTTGCTGGTAGATTCAATAATGGTACTATTAATGGTAATGGTAACTGGGCAGGAGATAACAGTAATGTTATAAATACATTATAGGAGGTAAATTATGGAAAATTATAATAGATATAATGAATCTTTAAATATAGATTGTGGTTGTAATAAACCAAAACCTAAAAAAGTAAAAGATGATTGTTGTTGTGGAGGTATTAGTTTACCTTCACAAGACAATGAATTAGAAGTTATTGTTAAACATCTTCAAAGAGAAGTTGTAGAATTAATGAAATCAACAGATAAAAGACTATTATGTCAAGATAAAAAGATAGCTGAAACAATGGTATACATTAAAAATAACTTATCTAATAGTTTAAGATTAATATTAAATTCAATGTTAGAAAATGGTGAATTAGAAGAATTAATTAAAACTATAATTATTGATAATGTTAGTACATTACAATCTCAAATAGATGATTTAAATACTGAATATAATGAACTTAGTGAAAATCAAACTAAATTATATACTGATTTAAATAATAGAGTAGTTGGTAATACAAATAGTATTAATACATTATCAGATCGAGTTGATGAATTAGAAAAAGAAAAAGTAACTCAAGATTTATTAATAACTTTTGGTGATTCATGGACAGCTCCAACAGTAACTAATGCTATCTGGTCTACTACACTAGCTAATAATTTAGGATTAAGTTTAAAAAATTATGCTGTTGACGGTGCTGGATTTGTAGTTAATAATTATGGTTTAATATCTAGTCAAGTAGCTTTATTTAATAATGATATTATTAATAATGTTGTTGATAAAGATAAAGTAAAATATGTTGTTGTATGTGGTGGTATAAATGATTTTAGAAATAATGTAACATACAATAATTTAGTAAATGCTATAACATCAGTATTTACTACTATTAAAAATTTAGTACCTAACGCTAAATTATTATTTGTAGCTAATTGTCAATATCCATACCAAATAAATCAATTCTCATACTGGAAAAATGTAAAAGCTAATCTAATAGGTATTGATACATTAATATTAATTAATAAAATACCTATGAAATACTATGATTCTACATACTTCCATTTAACACAACAAGGACAAAATTTATTTATAGCTCAAAATGTACAATCACTTTTAGAAGGTGGAGAAGTATATTCTGAAAGTGATGAAAGAATAGTTGAAGCTACAAATATTAAATATACTTATGTATTAACACCTATGAATGATAATACAGCTCAAATATATATTGAAATTAAATGTACTGATACAACTAATACATTCGTAAGATATACTAAACCAAGTGGAATGATAGATTTACCATATTCAAATGGATTCTATAATTGTTCTGGTGTTGCTTTAAATAAATCTTTAGGTGTAATGTATCAAGACCATGTTGTATTAGAATTAGATAGAACAACAGCAACATCTACATATTATCCAATGTTTAAAAATATTAGAGTTTAGGGGTGATAAAAATGAATAATCAAAATATTACAAAGGTATACTTATTACGTGTACCTTTGGAAAATGATTATAAAAATACTTTATACTTTGCTAACGCTCAAGCTCAACAAACATATTTTCAAAGTAAAATTGCTAAATCATATACTGATTTTTCATATCAAAGAAAAGATAATATAATTAGAATACCAGATATATATGATAATATTTATAATTGTAATTATGTTATGTATCAAAACAGTGCATATTCTAATAAATGGTTTTATGCTTTTATAGATGAAATGACATATATTAGTGACGGTAGAACTGATATAACTATAGAAACAGATGTTATACAAACATGGTTATTTGATTATAATGTTAAATCATCTTTTGTAGAACGTGAACATGTTTCTAATGATACTTTAGGAGCTAATACAATACCAGAAAATGTTGAATTAGGTGAATATGTTATTAGTGAACATGTAAAAGATTCAAATTTAACAGTAACTAAATTCGTATTATCTTCTACTGTTGCCCCAAGTGATATTGTTACTTTATATGGTGGAAAATATAATGGTATATTCTGTGGTCCTAAATATTATCCCGGTACAGCTACTAGAATAAAAGAACATCTACAAGATTTAGATAACCATAGTAAAGCTGACGCTGTTGATTCAATATTTATGGCTCCTACTAATATATGTAGTGATGTAGGTGGAATTGTACCAGATAGTGACGCTCCAGTACAATGGCAAAAGGAAATTAATCCTATTACACAATTAGACGGATATATACCAACAAATAATAAATTACTAACATTTCCATATTGTTTTATTAATATGAGTAATTCAAATGGTAGTAATGCTATATATCACCAAGAATTATTTACTAGAAGTGGTAATAATAAATTAAGATTCCAAATAGACGCATGTTTAACACCGGGCTGTTCTATTAGATGTTATCCAATTTATTATAGAAATGAAACTTTACCTTATGATGAATCACTTGTTTTAGGTAAATATCCTCAATGTTCATGGGCTACAGATACATATACAAACTGGCTAACACAAAACGCTGTTAATATAGGTTTAGGTGTAGCTGAAAGTGGTATTAGTATTGTAGGTGGTGCAGCTACAAGTAATCCAATGGCTGTTGTTAGTGGTATTAGTGGTATAGCTAATACTATAGCACAAGTATATCAACATTCATTAATTCCACCACAAACTAGAGGTAATACAAATAGTGGTGATGTAGTAGCTGCTAGTTTAAATAATACTTTTCACTGGTTTAACACTACTATAAAAAGTGAATACGCTAGAATAATAGACGGTTATTTTAATATGTTTGGTTATAAAGTAAATGCTGTAAAAGTACCTAATAAAGCTCATAGAAGTAATTACTGGTATACAAAGTGTATTGATGTATCAATAGACGGTAATATACCTCAAAACGACATGAAAAAAATAAAAGAATGTTATAATAATGGAATAAGATTCTGGCGTAATGCTAGTAATATAGAAGATTATTCTGTTAGTAACGGTATAGTTTAGGAGGTGTTAATTTATGTTTGATGATTCAAAATTATTAGGATATAAAAGTTTTAGTAAAAGATTAAATGATCGAGTATTAACAGATTATTATTATAGATTAATGTTAATAGCAAGAGCTTTATTTAAATGGGAAGGTTTACCTAATGGAATAGATGAAAAATGGATTGAAAGATATTTATTTACAGAAGGAGCTTGTATATTCTATAAAGACCCAACTTTAGGATTTATGGTTGCTAAAATGGGTATAGACGGAACATATAATGCTTATGATGAACCAACAAAAGTTTTTCCTTATGCAACTAATTATATTTATGAGGGTGAACAATTAATAAATAATAGTAACTGTATAATTATTAGAAATAATGATGATATGATACCAACATACCCAACTATTCAATTATATAGTTTTAAATTAACTAATATTGATAGAACTATAGATACTAATGTAATAGCTCAAAAGACACCTATTATCGTTAAATGTACTGATAAACAAAAGTTATCATTTAAAAATGCTATGAATCAAAGAAATGATAATGAACCAGTTATTTACGCTGATAAAGGTCTTAATACAGAAGAAATAAAAGTATTAGATATTAAAGCTCCAATAGTATTTGATAAACTACAATTACAGAAACACGCTGTATGGAATGAATGTATGACATATTTAGGTATTAATAATGCTAATATGGATAAAAAAGAAAGATTAGTTGATGATGAAGTACAAGCTAATAACGAACAAGTCCAAGCAAGTGAAGATATATTCCTAAAAGCTCGTCAAAAGGCGTGTGAAGAAATAAATAAGATGTTTGGTACAAATATATCTGTTAAACGTAGAAACTTGTCTAAAAACGTCCTAGAGCGTCTAGAGGATTTAGAAAATGACGCTAATGATGTGGAGGTGGTAGAATGAACATAATACCAGCTCATTATACAGAAGTATTAATTAATTTATTAAATAATCCTAGTGCTAAAAGTAAAATTGATACAGCTATGTCAACATATCCTTTATATCAATCTAAATCAAAAGAAGAATATATACCAGTATACATACCAACACGTGAAGAACTTAATAATAAAATATTAAATTATTATAAATATAGAGAAATAGGTTTTGAAACGTTTGGAAGGTTTTTACAAGAACTTGAAACAGCTTTAATTGAAATTATGCCTTATTATAATCAATTATATTTTAGTGCTGACCAAGATTTTAATGTAACATATAACGTTGACTATAAAAGAACTATTGATAGAGATAAACAAGGTACAAATAGTTTAGAAACTACTTCAACAGCTAGTGATACAACTACAACTAATTCAAATGTTAATAATTATGGTAAAAATATAAGTAGTAAAACACCTCAAGGAAATTTAGATATTACAGCTCAAAACATGGATAATGTTAGTTATGCTGATGAAGTTAGTTGGAATAAAAACCAATCAAGTGATACAGCAACTTCTACTGGTAATACTTCAACTAATGGTAATAGTAATGGAAATGATACAGAGCAAGAATCAACTATAGAAACTACTAAAGGTAATTTCGGTGTTGTATCAGCTCAAGATTTAATATTAAAATATAGAGAAACTATATTAAATATAGACCAGATGATTATAAATGACCCTAGAATACAAGAATTATTTATGATGATATATTAATGTTTTACGTGAAATATAAAAAGAGTCTATTCTGGCTCTTTTTCTTTTGAGTTAATATATTCTAATATCTTATGATATTTACTAGCATAGAATACTAATTCCTCAATTAATTCTTCTTTACTTAATTTACTAGCATATGATCGAGTGAATTCTTCATAAGTTGGTGTTTTCATTGATAACCTCCAATAATTTTATTATAGAGTATTATCTAAATTTTCTTTTTTAATACCAACTAATAAATCTTTTATTGTATCAATTCTACAATTTCTATTATCTTCTTTACAGTAATCTAAATATTCTAATACATCTTTAATTCTAGCTATATCACGTTTTAAATATTTATTTTCATCTACTAATCTAGTATTAGCACGAATTAAGTTATTATTAGCTTTTTCTGATGATACATATTTTCTTTTTAATAATTCTAATTCACTTTTTAATTTATGTTTATCCTTCTTTAATTTTTCTACAATATCACTTTTTTCTAATAAAAGTAATAATTCCTTTGTATCTTTATTCATAACTCTTTTCCCTCAATTTATTTAATAATCTTTTCTTAAAATAATTAATATCTAATGTAGTATGATATAAATGACATGTACCAAACTTTTCAATATACTTTTTATGATTCTGATATTTACATTTAGGACATATAACATTGTTTAATTCTTTAGCTCTTTGTTCTTTACTAACATCTTTAAACTTTTCACGCTTTCGGTAATAATAGTCACCATAAGGTTTTAGAGTATCTTTCATTTAATCTCACCAACATTATATTCCTCTTGTAATATTTCTATTATTTTAATCAAGTCTTTTAAATATCTTTTTTCATATTCTTTTTCACATAATCTTGAAGAATAATAACCCATGTTTTGTTCTATATATTCTATTGCTTTACTATTCTTTTCTATTTCTTTATCTAACATTTTAGCTAGTGTTTTACAATTAGAATTTAATCTTTTTATCTCATTTAAAAGCTCCCACGTTTCACGTACTTTTCCGAACATATTTATTTCTTCTATTATTAATTCATTTTCTTTACTCATCTTTATTACCTCAATTCTAATATATCTAATGCTACTAATTGTTTTAATTTTTCATCAGCTAATTCATATACTTTATTAGACGCTAAATAAAACATTTCTACACCTAAATATTCTAATGTATCAATATCAAAAGCTAAATATATACCTTTAGATACTGGATAAATGTATTCCTTATGTAATCTTTTAAATAAGTTTAAATGATTCTTATTAATTATTATCAATCATCATCACCTATCCTTATGCTACATATTATAAATAATACAACTATACCAACTAAAAAACCTATTAATTCTTTCATCTATTCCTCCTATACTTTTCTAACACCTTTATACTATCTTCATAAGTAAAAGGGTCTAGTAAATTATATAAATTTAGTAATAATTCATATTTATCTAATGTATCTATACTAGAATCATTTATAATTCTAAATACTAATTCTCTAGCTTTAACTAAACTTTCTTTTTTCATTTATTTAACACTTCCTTTTAACTTTTCAATTAATTTTCTATTATATGATTTTCTTGTTATTCCTAAATCTTTCATTATTAAATCTGTTTTATCATCTATTCTTACTAATAATATCTGTATTGTTATTAATATGAAATAAGCTCCTAATATAATTAAAAATAATCCAAATGTCATTTTATTCACTTCCTTTCTAATAATTTATATATCTTCGACATTTAGTATCTTGAAAATTAATATCATAACATTTCTTAAATTCTCTTAAATCTACATAATTACATAATATGTAAGTAAATAATCCTACAAGAATCAATATACACATAATACCTAAAAATTGTAAAACCTTTTCTATCATATTATCACCTCCTTTAAATGATAACGGTTATCATTTGTTATAAATAATGTATCAAAGATTTGTAAAAAAGTCAATAATTTATTTAAACTTTTTACAATAATTTTAATTGACATTTTACATGTGTAAAATAATGTAAAGTTATTAT